GCAGAAAAATCAACAACGTTTGGATCAGCAAGCTTTGGTGAGTAGTTTGTAAGATATGTATTCTCAACAAACCCACGTAGGATTGCAGTAGATGCCAGTGTAGATGAACGTGTAAAATCAGCAATAGACAAACCATAAAACTCATATGGGATATCTATAGGTGATAGACAAGCTACTGGGATCATATCTATGTCCTGTTCATACAAGACTGTATTACCTGCGACAATGAAGTGCTTAAGTTCAGCAACACCATCACCATCACGATCAACGTTAATCCAACACTCTGTGATGGTAACTTCCCGATTAGCTTCTAATGCTGTAATGTCATCAGTCATACGACCTTGTAGATAACTCTGACCTGTTACTAGCTTACGTGCTGCAATATCTTCTGCATAGCTACCATTACCATCCCAAGTCGTGTCATCCCCAAGTTCATCCCATTCATCTTCACTAATTTTGTCTGCAACATCAGGCCACATCTTACGGATCTCTGAGCGAGTTAAGATTGTCTGTATACCTACGAAACTAGCATCGTCAATTGACTTAGCATCACGAGAGATTCTAAAAGACTCTGGTGGGATGTTCTCAATCTTCACACGAGAGTTATCATTCTTACGACGAATACGTACATCAACATAAACCAACTCAGCATCCTGCTGTCCGGTCTCCATGTTCAACTCACCTAACTCATTTTCATAATTTAGGTTACCAATGATCTCAACCCCTTCTTCAGCAAGGAGGATATCCAACTGGCCCTGAGAGATCTTCTCGTATTCTTCAAACTCGTAGTCATAACTCTCTACATAGTCCCACCGAATGATACCATTCTTCCACAATAGGGCACTTTTTATCCAGGTTTGGATAAGTTCCCACCCATTATTCTGCTTAAAGATAGCATAATTAGTAATCATAGAGGCATCCCTAGCACTCTTAAAAGAGCCTGGGGAGTTGTCATATGGTACGAATCTAGCCAATTTACCATTGTTTAAGAACAGATCAGACAAGATTGCAGTGTATGCTTCTACTGTTTCTGTAGTAGATGTGTCAACAATACTAGATACACCTTGAGGTGCTAAGTGATCTGCAGCAATACCTGCAAACTCATACGTAGATCGTTGACGTTCCCGTGTCATATCAGAGGAGTTTAACCATTCCCCTGTAGAGTTCTGAATACCAGTCTCAATCAAATTGATTAGACTATCATCAGACACTTTTTCTTTATACCTATTACCAGCCATTAAAATGAACCCCTTCCTGTAAGAATCTTCTTAGTCTTGGCTAAGTTTGCATAGTCATAGTCCTTACTACCAGCCTTAACAACTACCTTTTCTTTCTTAGGTTTAGGTTCTTTCTTTGGTTCAACTTGTGTTTCATTAAATCGCATAGCTCCCTCCGTGGGTCTAACTAACAAACTTGGGGCTATGCCCTATGAATTATATGTGGTCAGTTTTATATCATGACCAGGATGACGCCTGCCCAGTGTTCAGCTATAGTTGGTTGATACCCAAACTATACGGTAGCGAATCCCATCTGCAAAACAACGTAACGAGTGAGGTTGTGGAACCTCGTGGCGTAGCACTTTGCGTTAGTGCCAGACGAACTTATTCAGCTGGTTCTATTTGTGATTTAACTTGGGCAGCACTTGCAACAGCACCTACTCCAGCCGCAACAACATTAGCATTAGTGTACGTAGTCCCTAGGATTGAAGCACTACCAGTAACCCCAGCTGAGACAGCTAAGGGAGCGGCAATAGTTCCGACTGTTAGACCAACAATGACAGGGTCTACAACAGGTTTGGTTTGGGGTGCTACACCACCAGTGATCACAAGGGCTAAAAGTAACCCAATAACGATATTCATTTTAATACTCCTTAAAAATTAATTGGTGGTTTACCTGCCGCGACCACCAGCGCGTTATGAGGACAATGCAGGAATCTCTATTCTCTATAAGGAACTTAGAGAATCTTACGCATAACCATAGTACACCTCAAGGCATCTATACTCATGGTTAACCAACACCATATCGTATGGTATCTTACCTTGTATCCAATACTCTAGTAATTTATCGTAAAACTCTTCCTCTAAATCCACTGAGTGTTGTCCTGCTCCCAGTCCGAGATCCTCTCTTTCCATGAAACATTCCTCGTATTAAGACGATCCCAATGTGTACGTAACACCTCAGCACAGATGGCAAGAGCAATTACAGTATCATCCCAACAGCCAGGAGCTGCCTCAGTCTTACCACTAGCTGTAGATATGTAGTCCTTGAGTTCTCTAATAACAATAGGTGAGGGTATCATTATATCCTCATTGTCTATTAGGTTCTTTAGGTTCCCAATGATTACAGGTTTAGATGCGGATGTTGTTCTGAAACCTAACCGTAAACCTTCCTCATTAGACACATTAGCCATCTTTGTTTGTTTGTACAAATTGATATAACCCATCTGTTCTAACTTCTGCAATGTAGCGATACCCATAGAGTTGGACTCAACAGCTAAGAAAGCATTGTTATAATACCTACCTAAGTAGAATAACAACTCACCCCACATACTAGGATCAATACGATTGTTACGATATACAGCTACAATTTCATATTTATTATTCATAACAACAGCAGCACTGTAGTCTTGACCCACCCCTAAAGAGACATCAGCCCCAATGACATAAGGCTCCTCCCACTTAGGATAATCATAGATAGACAAGTTACCTTCCCTATTATCATCAAACATCTTACTGGATGGATCCCAATCACTACGCTTTTGTTCTGGTCTAGGTACAAGGGAGTTTAGTTTCTCAATGTCAAAGACATTAGCACCAGACACAATGAATGCTTCATCCGCTGTAGCAGGGTACTCCTGTTGAAACTTTAACTTACCACCTTCTGCTATTTTTAACCTACGCCAATAGAGTTGATCATTATCTAACCCATAGTTTTCTACGAGGGTCTCCTCTTCAATCGACAACTCCATACCCTCAGGGGCTGTACGCCTATACTCAGGGGTTATAAACCAAGGTAGGAAGATAGGTAGATACTCATTCTCCCCTGCAACAGCCCCCTTCCAGAGCCTGTAGAACTCCCCCTGAGCACCATTAGCTGTAGACTCTAAGATAACCTCAGTGCCTGGTGCTTGGGAGATACCTTGGAACAAACCAGCCAAGATCTTCTCATCATTAGTCCAGAAGGCTACTTCTGATAGGTGAGCAATCGTTGGTGTAGTACCACGACCAGCCTCCGGAGAACCCGCTGTATAGAGACGATAAGATCCAATAGCATCTTTATCCTTGTAAGCAGGAGACTGTATCTTAATTTCTTTAGCATTAGACGTAATCTCCTTAGGTACTAAGTCTCCCTGCATATTCCTAATTAAGTTCTTAGACATACTAAACAATGCATCAGATGTAGCAGAGTCATGAGCCATAACCACTGATCTGGAGTGTGGGGAGAAGTATGACTTCCAGAATACCCTACCAGCACAGTACGTACTAATACCTTGTTGTCTAGCCTTAAGGATAATAACCCTAACCATACCTGTAGTCTTTTGTTGTTCTGTGAGAGCATCTGTTATACGCTGTTGACACTCATTGAACTCAAAGGGTATGAAACCCTTGGATGTATCCTTAGTTATAATCTGTATTTGTTCTTCAGCAAAAGAAGTAAAGTCATTCTCATACCCCTTTAGCTTAATCCTCTTCTCTTTTTCCTTAAGAAGAGTCATAACCTCTTTGTTATTCATAGTGTATCCTCTATATCACATTGTCCCTATAAGGGACTTAGAGGTTTAGGACCTGCATGGTTGTTATTCTGTATGTATATTTGTGGTATATTTTAGGATTCTGTGTAGATCTGTGCAGGTTTGGGTACCCCCTTGGATTCATAGGTGGGTGGTCTTTGGGTGCATAGAGAGTCTTTGAGAGAGAGCCTGTAAGTATTGTTTTTTATTATAGTACCCTTATATAACTTAGGTACCCCCTCAATCCCTCAGAGGTCCTCTCAGGTAGGTGTCTATCTCTTAGGTACTGTGAGGTACTCTGAGCCCTCTATAGGCTCTGTGAGGCTCTCTGAGAGTGTCTACTGTGGCGTAGGTTCTAGCGGGACTTTGGGATTGTGTGGGATTCTGTGAGAGACTGTGGGGGGATGGTGTATCATTCTCTAAGTTCCTTATAGGGAGAAGCTATCCAGTCCCTCCCTTAGGTTACTATATATATATACCTATACTATAAGATCTCCTAGTCTCTCTCAGCTCTCTCAGCTCTCCTAGTCTCTCTCAGTATCTCTCAGTATCTCTCAGCATACTCTCAGATAAGACCAAGCTATGTGTATCTCTTGGGTTCTTATAGATCTATCTATACTCTATCTGATTGGTTCGGATAGTATGTGATCTGTCCACAGGGGCCAGATCTAAGAAGAAGTATGGGAGTTGTCCCTGTGCTAAATATATCTTGAAAGGATATACTATGACTAACCGTAACGAATGGATCAAAAACGCAAACCTCCCATTACCAATTAAGGATAAAATCGTATGGAAGGACATACCATGTAATGTTATCGTATGGAAAGACATACCATGTAATGTTATCGTATGGAAAGACATACCATGTAATGTTATCGTATGGAAGGATATACTATGATACACTACAAAAAGAGATCACCCATCACTGGGAAAGACAACACAATAGAATTGGATATGATTCAAATGGTATTCGATGATTGTTATGTTGCATGGTCAGAAGGTGCTAATATACAAGATGCCTTCCCAATGCTTGATTCAGATCAACGTGAGTTCATAATGACTGGTCTTACACCTGAAGACTGGTCTATGCTATTCCCTGATGATCGTGAAGTAGAGGGGTTTAGTTCCTAATGCCTAAACTCTCTATGCTCCTCTGTGCTGCTATGCTAACATGGGCAGCAGTCAAAGTATTCTACATCGATGCCAATGGTATAGGTGTACACGTAAAAGACTTCGGTGGATATCATATAGAATTCATCGAAGTATCACCTATCGAAAGGACAGTCAAATGAAACAAGACTTCAAAATGTCTGTAAATAAATCATTCGTACACCAAGATAATGTAACTCACGACCTATCATATTACATGGACCCAAAGAAAATCCCAGATATAATATCAGGCTGGGAAAGTGCTGGGTATGAAGTAATAAGTGTAACAGAGGGAGTTCCTGTACCTGATTTCAAGGAAGACAAATAATGTCAATGGATACAAACAACATAAAAGTAAAGCACCTCAACAGAAACATCTCTATAGCACAACATCAAGAGTTTGAAGCGGGTGTGAGTAAAGTGACCTCAGTTCAAGAGGTTGCCATCTTACCTTCAGGATCTGATGATTGGGTTATTATGAAGTATGATGATACTCTGGATAGTCTCATAGAAACTCTTCAGAATATTCGTACTCTAATTGAAAAGCAAGAAGACCTTGCACATGGTGTCCCTAAAGTCTGGGATGTCGATGACATAATAGACACATACGATTCATCTCCCGATCTCACATTGAAGGAGTTGTCTCGTAGGTCTGGTTGGTCAGTTGGAAAACTACTATCACTTTTAACACATGAGGATGTATCAAATGACTAAGCTAACAAAAGAACAGGCTATCAAAGCAACCATAGAGAAGTATCCTCTTATGACTGAAGTGAAAGCTAAATACTATGTTGAAGAAATCTTGGGGTATACATAATGACTAAGGTATTCATCCTAGTTCTAACAATGTACCAAGGGTGTGGTGTAGATCACATCCTTGATTACAACTTAACAGGTGAGGATTGTCTTAAACGTATAGATGATTTCTATGTGCTACAAGAATCAATCGGATACCTATCATGTCAACCTTACAGGAATAGCCAATGAGTATGTCTGGAGAAATAGAGCTGGCTCAAACCAGTGCCTCAATGTATAAAAATGAGATCGATAACTTACACAACAAGTATGGTCATGGTGTCAGACCCTCATGGGTTCTTGATGAACTTGAAAACCTATACGATAGATTGAGACATGTTGAAGCTAGGCTCAAAGATCTAAACAAAGGAAGTAACTGATGTTATTACTCTCAGGTCTAATAGCAGCATGGCTGATCTTCTGTATCTGGTATGCTTATGGCTGGATTAGGATTATTCTCAAAGAAGATTCTAACAGTAACCAATAGTAATCGACCCACAGGGGGATCGATTTGAAAAGAGAGATATCCTCTCACAATCCATGTAAAGGAAAACCTATGGAAAAGCCACGTAACTATCTAATCTCAGACATTGAACTTAATTGGGCTCGTCTGGTAACACCACAATCACCTTTCGGTACTTCACAGTATGAGATCCAAATTGCAACAGATAATTCTGATGTAGCTAAAGATCTCATTGCTAATCACATTGCTATGAAAGAGAAAGATGGTAAGTGGGTAGCGTCTCTTAAACGTAAAGAGTTCAAAGCTAATGGTGAGAGCAATGGTAAAGTTCGTGTTGTTGATAACACAAAGCAACCAATTGACGCCTCCACAATAGGCAATGGATCTCGTGGTAACGTAATCTTGTTTCAGTTCCCATACGATAAAGCTGGACGCCAAGGTATTATGAGCTCACTTACTGCTATTCAAGTAACTGATCTTGTAGAATATAATGGTTCTAACTCCATCGACTTTGATGTTGTTGGTGATGTTTATCCTGCCACGTCTTCTGCAGGTGTAGCTAAAGAAGAAGACCTAGAGGCAATGTTCTAAACACCTCAACCACTTGTGCTAAGCATCACATAAAACTGCTCAACCTAAAAACCTAGAAAGGGTTTATTATGTTTACTATTGAAAAAAATGTAAAACTACC